TTCAAAAATAGTCTTAAAGGAAAGATCTACGAAAGTGACTGTGTAGATTCCACAGATTACATTGATCCTCGGTATGCCGAGATTGTAATTCGTTCACTCGGGAATCTACTTCATTTCTCGGAAGAAGAGCTCCACTGGGCCCTACTTACCATTGACACCACAGGTAAGAGGCACATAGATATTGAAGATGATCTTATATATATTGATCGTCCTATAGATATTGCTACTAAAAGCGACTATAAGACCTTCCTTAAACTGTCTAAGACTGACTGGTCAAGACTCCTAGGAGATCTTGACGAAGACAGTTCTCAGATTTCAGTTGTAGACATAGGTACCGTTGACCGTGAATTGGAAATCAAACGCGTACTAGAACCAAACGATGATAGCTCAGATTCATTTGATGAACCTGATCCTAACAAAGGATGGCTCTATCAAAATGGTCAACTATGTCGAGTTGCTACCGGACTCGATAAACCTATTATATATACGAGAGTCAATCTTCAGTACGCAAGTTCTAAATCTATAGAAGAACTGCGAAAGAAAGAGATCTATCCTTTTAAGATACGAGTTGAAGACAAGAAAGTTATAGCTGAATATAGTGTAGTCCGCGGTACGCAGATGGGCTTGCGTTTGTCGTTTGTAATCTTATGTTTACTCCATCATTTTGCAACGGCAGAATCAAATACATCCTGCGTGTTTGGCGATGACCTTATTGCCAAATGGAATGCACAAAAGTACAGTGACTATCTGGGACGAATGACCGAATTAGGCTTTTTGATGAGTACAGAAAAAAGCTATGAAGGTTTTGAAACTGAAAGTCTCGGATGCTTCTGCGGTACATGGTTTGATCCTTATCAACCTGGAAAAGAAGTTATATTTCCCGATCTGAAAACCTTAATCTCTCCGAAGGTTCAGCGGGAAATTGATCCAATAATCCGCATGAAAGAAGTTCTAAACCTTGCTTACAATAGAAGTCACGGTCGTGTCAGAAAACGAATAATTCAGCTACACAAACACCTATTTAGAAAAGAAATCTTCCAAGTTCAGAAAATCCTTACTCCATATGCTCCAGAAGTTTACGGTGGATTCGGTCTCCTACCCTATAGGAAAGAATCCAGCCCTTTAAACAAAATGCTAAGAATTAAATATCTGGGATCTAAGGATGTAGACAAAATCAAGCAATATGATATTCTATCAGGATGTTGGTCTACGTCAAGGCAGCACAGGGACATACGAGACATGTCTGCCTTGCTTTCTGACTACTTATCAAATGAGACAGTGAAAAAGCCATTAGAGATTGTGGATGGTCTCCGTAGATATTATCCGCGTCCCACTGTGGAAGATGTTCGTGAACCGATCATGACAAAAATAATGACTGATATCCAATACTGGGTTCACGACGATCGCTCAAAACTTATACGCGAGCGATTTTCATTCTATGATATTTCGAGAACGGTCCTAAGAAAGTCGCGTTTCTTTTTGGAGCCTCTTCAAAAAGACCAAGATTATATCAAATGGGGATCTAATTTCCATTCGATATACTATTGGTCCGTGGAAAGGTTCAAAATGAAGCACGCTTTCAAGGATCCCGTCCGTCCTACGAGATACGTCGAATTAGAAGCTGCACGAGTTTTATCTTTACTTAAAGAACTAGACCTTGACCAAATTTATATGCATTTGGCAGGTAGCGATCGCCTAAAAGTTCGCTTGATGGAAAACCGAACATTACTCTATGTGACTAACCTTCTCGAAAAGGCTAGGAAGGCCGAAGTATTTTCAAAGGGAAAAGCTCAGGTCGTCAAAGAAAATGCTCTAGCGAAAAGAGCTATAGAACGAGTTAAGGCCACAAGACTTGGAAAATACATAGAGCATGCCAAACTCTCTGATCTTAGAGAGTCCGTAAGGCTTTATAAGTCGGAATATCCATCATTGGGATCAGAAGAACGGTTCTCTTACATACCGCCTATTGTTCACAAATGGTCCGAAGACCCAGACATCCGTCCAGTTCGTAAAACTGTAGTGGTGCCTAGTCCGAAGACAGAAAGAGTGTTCACAGTGTTAGGAAAGCCGGGTAGCTCTACCAAAACAACTGTTACTATAGTTCCTTCTGAGAATAAACCCCAAACCGAGGTGCCTCCTATCATCTCTGTAAGGAAGCCTGTTAAGAAAGACACAATGTCGATGAATGAAGCTAGAGGTGTTGATGGTGGATTTGTCGGTACGATGTTAGATCATCGTTTCCGCGAAATCTGCGATCAAAATCCTGACTCTTCATTCGAAGACGTTAGAGCGATCTTTTTACAGACTTACTATACAAGGTGAGTGGAGGAAGAACCTGGGTAAAGG